GAAAAAGAGCTATGACAAGATCATTTAATGGTGAGGGTGCTGCTGCTGCTATATCTGGTTTTGGTAAAGGAATGGAAGTTTTTGGTTTTAATAAGGGTCAATTTTCCATTGTTGATATTATTGAGGCAGTGCTAGAAATTACCGGACCGGCTCATGTTGTTGTTGCTACATGGACGGCGGCATCTGCTGATTTAAGTAGAATACAGAATTTTTTAGAAAGAAACAAAGTATTATCCGCGCAATGGATTGTTGATTATTCTTTCGAGACTCGGCAGCCTAAATTCTGCGCGCAATTGCGCGAGACGTTTGGAGATGATTGTATTAGGACAACAGCATCACATTGCAAATTTGTTTTGATCAAAAATGATGAGTGGAATGTTGTAATACAAACGTCGATGAACTTAAACCAGAATAAACGTATGGAAAATTTTTGGGTCTGTGATGACAAGGATATGTATGAATCATTTTCTGATTTGGTGTCTGATATATTTCAGATCCAGAAACCAGGCGAAGGATTTGGCGATAAACCTAGCATAAGGCGGGCAGAATTTGATAGTCTGGGTGCTGGTGTTAAATCTGAATTTTTTAACGTAAAAAAAGCGAGTGAGATTATAAATAATGGAAGATCAACTTAAAAGAGATGAGGCATGGATTAAATTTATAGAGAAAAACGGGAGTCATTTATTTGATGAGTATTGTATGTTGTGGGAAAGAAAAGAGCACGCAGATTTAATGGTAAAAACACATGGTGAGCTTGTGGCATCTCCAAATGGTTTTCCTGTCGCTTCTCCGTGGCTTGCTGTTGGAAATAAATGCAGATCTGAGATACTAAATATTTTTAAGCTTGTGCATGGCGAGGGAATAAAAAGATCTGCTGGCTCAACGCTTGGTAAAAAAGAAATACAAGAAGAAAAAGCAATCAAAGCGTCAACCAAAGGAAAGTTTGTTCCATCTGCTGCACCTTTGAGGATTGCTAAGTAATTGATTGAATACAGCACTGAGTGCAAAGACTGGGAGTCAAGGATAATTGCGGGAGAATCGCTTATCACTTTTCCCCCTTTATTTCCTGAAGAGGCCAATGCTGCTCTAGATGTTTTCAAGTCGTTGCGTGTAAGTGATATGCCTGGTACTCCTACAATGGGCGAAGTTTGTAGACCCTGGATCTTTGACTTTGTGGCGTGCTTGTTTGGAAGTTATGATACGGAATCTGGCAGGCGGCTTATAACAGAGTATCTTTTACACGTAAGCAAAAAAAACTTCAAGTCTGGCTTGGCTGCCGGGATTATGGTCACGGCATTAATTAGAAACTGGCGTCCTGATGGTGAATTTTATATTATCGCACCAACAATTGAAGTCGCCTCTAACTCATTCCTTCCGGCGCGAGGAATGATAAAGAACGACGAGGAGCTTTCAGATTTGTTCCAAGTTCAGGACCATCTAAGGCAAATTAAGCATAGGACTATGGGGTCAGTGCTTAAGGTTATTGCTGCTGAGAATGAAACTGTTAGCGGCAAGAAGGGAATTATTACCCTTGTGGACGAATTACACGCATTTGGCAAGCGATTAAATGCTGAAAATATGTTAACGGAAGCTACCGGAGGATTAGCAGCAAGGCCTGAGGGCTGCACAATATACACAACGACTCAATCGGACGAGCCCCCATCTGGAATATTTCGCAAAAAATTAATGTACGCTCGCGGCGTGCGTGATGGCAAGATCAAAGATAATAAATTTCTTCCTGCACTTTATGAGTTTCCAGACAAGCTGCTTAAAGATAATGAGCACAGGAATCCAAAGTATTTCTATATTACGAATCCCAATCTTGGCGCATCGGTAGACGAAGAATTCTTGATATCTAAAATCCAGCGTGCTGGTGAGGATGGCGAAGAGTCGATGATTGGCGTGCTGGCCAAACACCTCAATGTCGAGATTGGTCTAAACCTCCGCAGCGACCGCTGGGCAGGGGCTGACTACTGGGAACAGCAAACCGACGAAACAATTACATTCGAGTCTCTGCTTGCACGATGCGAAGTATTTGACATCGGCATAGATGGCGGCGGTCTGGATGATCTTATGGGCTTGGCGATTGTTGGGCGTGATACTGTTACTAAAGAGTGGATATCATGGTGTAAATCGTGGGCGCATCCATCTGTCATGAGTCGCAGAAAATCGGAGGCAGAGAGATTTAAGGACTTCGCAAAACAAAAAGATTTAATTTTAGTTGACAGAATAGGCGATGATGTGTTAGAAGTAGCGCAAATATGTAAAATCGTGTATGATACTGGGAAATTGGATCAAATTGGAGTTGATCCTCATGGGCTTGGCGGCATATTGGAAGCGCTTGAAGAACATGAGATTCCCGAGGATAAGATAATCGGGATATCGCAAGGCTGGAAACTATGCGGCGCAATCAAGACATGCGAACGAAAACTTGCTGAAGGTGCTATGTGGCATGCTGATCAACCAATAATGTCATGGTGTTGCGGGAATGCTAAAATTGTACCTAGCGGGAATGCGGTTATGATAACCAAACAAGCAAGCGGATTTGCAAAGATAGATCCACTGATGGCATTATTTAACGCCGTGCAACTTATGAGCCTAAATCCTGAAGCTATTGGCAAATCTTTCTGGGAAATTGAATGAAGTCAATTAGCGATTTATCGATAATACTTGGCTTTATGTCGCTGGCATATGGCCTATATTTGTATGAGCCGTGGGTATCTTATGCTATTTGCGGTGCTATAATTATGGTCATAGGTGTGTTAATAGGTCTTAATCACGTCAAAAAAGGCACTGAATGAGCATAGCGGGTGCAATTTTCGGTCAAAAAACACAGAATAGAAGCAATTTAGTGACTTTTAACGGCTTAGAAGGCTTTTTGACCCCATCTTCATCCGGTGTTAATGTCACAGTTGACAAGGCGCTCGCTGTTACCACTGTCTTTAGTTGTCTTAGGGTAATTGCTGAGGGAGTCTCACAGGTACCGTTAAAACTATATAAAACAGTTGGCGAAGATGCGCACGAAGTAGCAAAAGAGCATCCACTCTACAAAATAATATCACGCAAGCCTAATACCTGGCAAACTTCATTTGAATTCCGAGAAAACATGATTTTCCAGGCTGGATTGCTTGGTAATTTCTATGCGTTTAAAAATAGAAGCCGAGGGAAAATATTATCTTTAGTACCTTTCGAGCCTGGGACTGTAATTGTAGAAGTCGATCAAAAGCGAAATTTACAGTATAAAGTTACGATTGACGGCGAACAAAGAACGATTCCTGCTGATATGATGTGGCATGTTAAGGGTCCGAGTTGGAGTACTTACATCGGCATGGAAGCTGTTAAATATGCCCGTGAAGCCATCGGACTTGCCATCAATATCGAAGAGTCACAGAACAAACTGCATGCCAGTGGCGTACAAACATCCGGCATTTACTCTGTAGATGGCGCATTAAACCAAAAACAAGCTACCGATTTAATGCAATGGATTGAGGCGCGCATAGGTGGATCAAACCGTCATAAACCGCTTGTTGTTGATCGTGGCGCAAAATTTACTCCTATCAGCATGTCCGGTGCTGATGCTCAAACAATCGAGAATAGACGATTCCAGATAGAAGAAATTTGCCGCGCTTTCCGCGTCATGCCTATTATGATAGGTCAAGCTGACAAGGCTGCGACATATGCCAGTGCCGAACAGATGTTTTTGGCTCATGTTACATATACATTGACACCGTGGGTATCAAGATTAGAACAGTCTATTGACTGCAATCTCCTTACTGAAGATGAAATATCTCAAGGGTACTACTCTAAATTTAATTTATCTGGATTAATGCGCGGCGCCGCTAAAGACAGGGCAGAATTTTACGATAAAATGTACCGTATGAAAGTTTTGAATCCTAATGAAATACGCGGTCTTGAGGAAATGAATAAATACGATGGCGGCGACGAATATTATATTGAACCTGGGAGCCAGTTACTAAATGACAACAAAACAAGTGAATAAAATGGGTTTTGGGTCTTTGCGCGTTAATAAAGTCAATGACGACATGGCAGAGGTTTTTGTGTATGGTGACATCGGTGGATGGGGCGACGGAATTGGGGCTGATGAATTCGCGCGAGAATTAAAAGCTCTCAAGGTAACAGACATTACGGCGCGCATAAATTCTGGTGGCGGCTCGGTCTTTGAAGGTCAGGCAATTTATAACTCGCTTGTGAATCATCCAGCTAAGGTTAATGTCGTTATCGATGGTATTGCGGCAAGTATTGCCAGCGTTATAGCTATGGCTGGCGACACGATCAGCATTACCGAAGGCTCACACATCATGGTTCACAAGCCCTGGTCTATGGCTATGGGCGATGCTAACTCGATGCGCAAGGAAGCTGAGGTATTAGACTCGCTAGAATCTGGAATTATTGATATTTATGCAGCAAGGACCGGAAAATCACGTGACAAGTTAGAAAAATGGGTATCTGAAGAAACATGGTTCAAGGGTGCGGCTGCTGTTGATGCTGGCTTTGCTGATAATGTTATTCCAGCGAAGAGAAAAGAAAATTTTGCAAAAAGCAATATTTTAAATCATTATTTGCATTTACCTATTGACATTGCGGAAGACGTATGCAACACTCCGCATATAAGGGATGTGGAAAGGGTTTTACGTGACGTAGAAGGCTTTTCGCAAACTCAAGCAAAGCGTATAATAGCGCTTATGCAATCAGACTATGATTACCGAGACGGTGATGGTCAAAGAGACGCAGCCTTAAAACTGGCTGAATTTTTAGACAAAATCACTAAAGAGGTAAAAAATGGCGGAGAAAGATCCAGTTGACGTGTTAATGCACGCTTTCAACGAATTCAAAAATGCAAATGACGAAAACCTAAAACAACGTGACGCACTGTTAGAAGCAAAGATTAACAATGCTTCTAAGGCGCTTGACCGTCTCGAAGATGTAAATCAAAAATTGGTACTTGCAGAACAGCAAGCCAAAGCCACTCAAGATCAGTTAGAAAGAATCGAAGAGCTGATTAATCGTCCAGCTGCTGGCGTAACTAAGCAAGATTTTGCCGCCGTTACTAAAGCATTTGACCGCGTAATGCGCAGATCTCCCCAAGATCGTGACCGCAATGACGTAGAAACCATCAATAAGTACGCCAATAGCATCGTTAAAGCTGACGATGTGAGCGCAGGTTACTTGCTTGCACCTCCAGAAA